AGCAGTCTATCTCCACAAAACAGATGGAGAAACTATTGGTTTGGTATGCTAATCAATGGCAAGTATGAACAGATAATCATACCACCTATGGAAGACAAAGGCTTAGTGTTAAAAGATATACTGCAAGAGGATCATGATGAGCCACCTGTTCCTATCAATGAACGGAATGCTAGGCATCATCGGTCAGTAGATCAGAAAGCCTTATGTACTACTGCTACCATGCACAAAGGTGCAGGTAACAATGGCATGACGATTGTCGATAGATCACTAGAAGTAGGCTATGCTGATAAGTATGCACACTACAAACACGAACAAGCCAAGCGAGTGTATCACATGGATGGCAAAGCACCTACGTTACTCACCATGCAAGGTGGTAACAGAGAGCCTAAAGTTGCCACGTATTCAGCTAAAGGTGGTCGCATTGTTAATCGTAGGCTTGACGAGAAAGGTGTTCGCAAAGATTATCAGATGAACTTACCTCTCACACCACAGATAGAAGTACGAGGTGATGACAAGACAAACTGTTTAACAACTGTACAAAAAGATAATATCGTGGTAGAAGGTATGACATGGAGAAAGTTAACACCTATCGAGTGCGAGAGATTACAGACTCTGCCTGACAATTACACAGAAGGTGTATCAAAGACACAACGATACAAGATGATTGGTAATGGTTGGACAGTTGATGTAGTTGCTCACATACTAGGTGAGATACTGCTCCCGAAAAAAATAAAGTCTGACAATTATGAGAAAGGATATTTTGTACATGCCTAAGAAAAACTATCCACATTGGGTAAAAGCGTCTGACGATTCATTTAACAAGACATTAAAATTAATTATTATAATACTGTATGCCTATGCAGTATTTGAAGTGGCAAAGGAGTTATTATTATGAGTGATAAATATATTCAAAATGTAATTACATTAAAAAAAATTAAAAATGTAGCTACAGATATTAAAGATAATTTTTACGAGGGTAATGATAGCCACTCTCGTGCAGAGTATAAAGGTGCTTGTGAAAGTTTAGATATGCTTATCAGACACTTTGAAGAAGTTATTTATGGAAAGGAGAATGTATCATGAGCGTAAAACGAGATCAATTAGCAGATAAGTTAATAGAGGCACATCATTTAGATAAGAAGATAGAATCAAATGGTGTGCTAAAAGCATTCAAAGATGGTGTAGTAGATGGTTTTTTTTATGGAGAAAGAGACGAAAAACAAGAAAGCTATTACTACAAACAAGGCTATGACTTCGGTATTGTTTTATATAATAAAAATATAGACAAATTAGTTAGAATGGATGTAAATGAAAAAGAATAAAAAAGAAAAGCAAGAATACATATTAGATTGGGAAGAATATTCTAAACAAAATAATGTTTATTCTTGGCTTGCTTATATACTATATGTTATATTGTTTATACCCATGCTAATAGCGTGGATTATTATAGAGTATAGGAAAGAATAATATGTTTAATAACGAAGATATAATATGGGTTATACTTGGAGTATCAGCATTATCATTTATCATGGGGTACTTCGGAATAATAACGTAATTACAAACAACAATGGAGAAAGGAGATATTATTATGCCATTAGACTTTGTAACAAATCCTCTATTTGATTTAGAGGGAACAGACCTTGACTTTAAGATTGAGTATTCACCAACTAAAATGCAAGGCAAAAAATATGTCCACAACTCTGTTACTGGAGATGTCATAGGCATCGTAGGTAGCAAGTTTAAGGCAGCCAATCACATTGACTTTTTCAATGGGATCAAAAAAGCAACACAAGACAACAGACTTCCTCACGAGTTAGAGGGTGCAGTAGTTAAGATACAAACTGCTAGAAACAAAGCCTTTGCTCTCTTGGATATCAAGTTGCCTAATGTTGAGTTTACGATAACGACTAGCAAACATCAGACCAAGATCAATGAGCGTCTTGTCGCTCTTCATGGTGTAGATGGTTCTTGTTCTAATCAAGTATACACAGGTGGTATTGATTTCTACTGTACTAACGGATTGATTACAGGTTCATATGAATCTATCAAACGTAAGAATACGAGTGGATTTGTACTAGCAGCTTATATCAATGAAGTAAAACAAGCTAGACTTACCTTTGATGAAAGTTGTAACAGACTGCAGAAGTGGGCAGATACACCACTCAATGTAGATGGCAAGACATTCCTAGCGAGTATCATCAAGTCAGAGACATTGGCTAAGAAGATGTATGCTCTAGCTTGTGAAGAGATATCCAAGCGTGGCAAGAATGTGTTTGCTCTTTACTCTGCATTTACTAACTATGCATCGTATGCTGATGAAAGAAATGGTTTCAAGATCAGAGAAACTGGTTTTGATACTCAAGCTGAGACTATGTGGAAGAGAGAGCAACAAGTTGCTAAGTGGATATCCACACCTCAGTTTCAATCATTGTTGGCAGCCTAATGAAGAAGATATTCAAAAGAAAATATGCTATCAATAGACACAAGAAAAAGCATATGCACTTATCTCAATCTAAGCAAAGAAAGTCTCTGAAGAGAGGCTTTCACCATGCTAGAGGAGATACGTTACAAAACTTTGGATTGAAGAGTGGATAAAATGAAACTAAATAAGTTACTACAAGAATACTATTTGTCGTATGATTTCAACAACTTACGTGATGAAACTAAAGTACAATATAAATACTTTCTTGATGTAGCGATAAACACAGAGGTTGGTACTGCTAAAACTTTAGGCAGTATCAACTTTTCTGATATCACTACAAAGATTGCTAAGTTGTGTTACGAAAAATGGTGTGAAAAAGGCATTCATATGGCAAACCATGTGATGTCTGTTACAAGAATTATTTTTAATTATGCCATACATATGGAGTATACTGAGGTTAATCCTTTTTCAAATATAAAAAGAAGAACACCTCAACCAAGAAAAGTTGTGTGGACAAAACAAGATGTCAAGAAGTTTTTAGATTTAGCTTATTCTGATTTTAAATATAGAAACATTGGATTGATTGTACAAATGGCATACGAATGGTGTCAAAGATTAGGAGACATGAGAACATTAACTTGGGATTGTTTAGATTTAGATAAACAAAAAGCACATATCACACAATCTAAACGAAGAGCAGAGGTTTTTCTTCCTATATCTGATGATCTTAATAGTATGCTAAAATCGCAGCAGGAAGACTTTGGATTCCAAAAGTATGTAGCACCTAGACCAAAGCCGAGAAGAGGCTTGTATGAGCCTTATTCGCTCACTAAACTACCTTTTATTGGCAGACAACTAATGAACATGGCAGGATTATCAGAAGAACTTAGATTATCTGATCTAAGAAGAACAGGTACAACTGAGATGGTGGACGCAGGAGTTTCGATGGGAAACATCATGTCTGTAACAGGTCATGCTAACCCTCAGAGTGTTAAACCATACATGAAGAATACCTTTCAATCTGCTAATGTTGCACTTAATTTAAGAAAAAATTTGACGGATTAAAATTAATATGCTAAAAGACATTAACTCTGTCCGGGGGTATGTGTTAGAGTTAGACATACCTATAGGACATACTAAAAGATTACATTGCCCATGTTGCAAAGGTTATAAAACTTTTACTGTAACAAACAATATGGGTGTAGTAGTTTGGAATTGTTACAAGGCTTCTTGTAACATAAGTGGTAACACAAGAGTAAATCTGTCTGTCGAAGATATCAAACAGACAAAAGTTAATCCTCTATTTTCTCCTATAGCTTTTGTGTTACCACAATACATTGTTCCTCATAACAACAGAAAAAAACTAATCGAGTTCTGTGATACATGGCAACTTGACGCAGACGCTCTTGATTTACATTACGATGTAAAAGAAGATCGTGTTGTGTTTCCCATCAAAGACAAAGGGGAAATTGTAGATGCGACTGGCAGAGCTTTAACATCTAGATTGCCTAAATGGAAACGATATGGAAATAATAACTTGCCTTATTTTTATGGTAATGGTAAAACTTCTGTTGTTGTAGAGGATTGTGTTAGTGCTGCTACTATTGGTGGCAACACATTTGTCGGGGTTGCGATTCTTGGAACTTCACTTTCTGAAGAACACAAGAATTTTCTTTCACAATTCTCTACGACAATAATAGCACTTGACCCCGATGCTATGCCAAAGATTTTTGCATTTGCAAAAGAATTAAGAGGATATGTTAACGATATAAAAGTATTAAGATTAACGGATGACTTAAAATACAAAAACAAAAAAGATATAACTAATTTATATAACCTAACCCCGAAGGAGTAAAATATGGAATTAGCATTATTAAGAAGTTTAATGGACAAACCATTTTACGAAGAGCATCGTGGAGCAAGATGCCCTGATAGATTGTTTAGTAAAGATGCGAGAAAGATTAAACAATCAATAGATCATGCGATGGACAGATACAATAGAACTGTCACACCTGATGAAATAGAAGCATTATTTATATCAGGTAATCCATCCATGACTACTGCTCAAAAACAAGCCTACTCAATATTATTTAAACAAATAAAGAAAGAACATCCACTTGGAAGTGATGTAGCACAAGAAGTGTTGTCAAAATTATTTCAACAAGTGATTGGAGAAGATGTGGCTAATCTTGGATTCGATTATGTAAATGGTACACAGAATAGTTTAGAACCATTACGATTATTATTAGAGCAATACAACGATGACTTTACACCTGATCTAAATGTTGATTGGGATGATATAGAGATTGAAACATTGCTTGCTAAAAATGATCTTGAGGCACGTTGGAACTTTAACATACCTGCACTCACAAGGATGATTAATGGTGTCAATGCAGGACACTTGATCGAAATAGGTGCAAGACCAAACACAGGTAAGACAAGTTTCCATGCAAGTATGATTGCTTCACCCAATGGTTTAGCTTCACAAGGAGCTAACTGTGTTATACTTTGTAACGAAGAAGGTTATCATAGAGTTGGTGCAAGATATTTAACTGCCGCAACGGGTATGGAGATGAAAGAAATTAGAAAGAATCCTGCAAAAGCTAGAGATTTGTATGAGCCTGTAAAATCAAAAATAAAAGTAAAAGATGCGACTGGTCGTGATATGTCTTGGGTAGAAAGTGTTTGCAAATCATATAAACCTGATGTACTACTTTTAGACATGGGAGATAAATTTGCAAGATCGCAAGGGTTTGCAAGACCTGACGAAGCATTAAAAGCAAATGCAATCCATGCAAGACAGATTGCAAAACAATATGAATGTGCAGTATTTTATATGTCACAATTATCTGCTGATGCAGAAGGCAAGGTCTTACTAAATCAATCGATGATGGAAGGCAGTAGGACTGGTAAAGCAGCAGAAGCCGATCTCATGATACTGATCGCAAAGAATCCACCCAAACAAGATGATGGAGATGTTGAAGACTTACAGAGACATTTAAACATTGTTAAGAATAAACTTACAGGTTGGCATGGTGTTATAACTTGTGAGTTGAATTATAAGTTAGGAAGATATGAATCTTGATTGAAGTAAAAGTAACTGAACAAATGTTTCTTACTGCAAGAGAAAAAGCAGTAGAAGTTGGAAAGCTAAATAACTCTATATTAAATGGTGGTGGTAATTTAGCAGGTTTTATTGGTGAACAGATTGTTTTATCAGTATTAGGTGGAGAATGGATTAATACATATCAATATGATTTAATTATTAACGGATACAAAGTTGATGTTAAAACAAAGCAGACAAGTGTTAAGCCTTTGCCACATTATGAATGTAGCATAACTGAAGTAAATTCAGATCAAGAATGTGACTACTATGCATTCACTAGAGTTAAAAAAGATTTTAGTGTTGGATGGTATCTTGGTGTTATGAAAAAGAATGAATACTTTCTACAAGCTAAGTATTTAAAAAAAGGGGAAGTTGATCCTTCTAACAATTATACTGTTAGAGCAACTTGTTATAACTTAACAATAGATAAGTTAAAGGAGAAGTTAGAATGAAACTTACAATAGATGTAGAGAATACTGTTGTAAAAAGAGAAGGTAAAATGCACCTTGATCCGTTTGAACCATCCAATAAATTAGTTTTAGTTGGATGTTTAGAAGATAATGGACAAGAGCATTTATTTAATATGGATGTACCTGATGGAATATATCTGCAGGAGTTATTAGACAAAGCTACTATCATCATCGGTCACAACATAGCCTATGATCTTATGTGGTTGTGGGAAACAGGATACAAATATGATGGTCCTGTCTTTGATACAATGTTAGCAGAGTATGTTCTTCAGAGAGGTAAGAAAGAGCCATTGTCTCTTGAGGAGTGTGCTAAAAGACATGAGCTTGCCACACAGAAAGAGGACACGCTCAAGCATTACTTCGCTCAAGGTGTAGGTGTGGATGGCATACCAAGAGATGAATTAAAGCAGTATTTATCTGCAGATTTAAAAGCAACACAAGAACTGTCTGATCTACAATATAAAAGATTAAATTCAAAAGAAGATGCAGGTCTGATGAACACAGTAGTGTTTACAAATAAAGTGTCTGTTGCATTAGCTAAGATATATCGCAGAGGATTTAAAGTAGATGTAGATACACTTAAATCTGTAGAGTTAGAGTTTCAAAAAGAAAAACTAGATATAGAAAAAAGATTAAAAGGACAAGTAAAAGAGTTAATGGGTGATACGCCTATCAATATGAATAGTCCAGAACAGATGTCTTGGATACTCTACAGTAGAAAACCAAAAGATAAATCATTATGGATGAATCACTTTGGACATACAATGGAGAAAACAAAGTTTCATCAGACAGTAAAAGAGAATAGTGATATTGTTTACAAAACAAAAGCAGAGAAATGTTGGAACTGTTATGGTGCAGGAACAATTAAGAAGTATAAAAAAGATGGCAGTTTATATGCCAAGCTACCTAAATGTCCCAAGTGTAATGGTGAAGGATTTGTCTTTGTAAATAGTGGCAAGATTGCAGGATTTAAATTTAATCCACCTAATGTAAAATGGGTAAGTGCAAATGGTTTTAGTGTTAACAAAAAAATGTTAGAGGTTTTACAACATGTTACAAAAAGAAATAATAGCATGGAAGCCTATAACTTTTTAGCAGACATACAAAGATTATCATCTCTTGATACTTATTTGTCTTCTTTTGTAGATGGTATAAAGATACACACTAAGGCAGATGGAATGTTGCATGTAAGATTACTTCAGCATAGAACTGCAACTGGCAGGTTTAGTGGTGCTGATCCTAACATGCAGAACATGCCTAGAGGTGGTACATTTCCTGTTAAAAAAGTATTTGTATCACGATGGAAGGATGGCAAAATTTTAGAAGCAGATTTTGCACAATTAGAATTTAGAACTGCAGCGTTCTTATCACAAGATAAAGTAGCAATGAAGGAGATACAAGATGGGTTTGATGTTCATTCGTACACTGCTAACGTCATTACGGAATCAGGTCAAAAAATTAGTAGGCAAGAAGCGAAAGCACACACCTTTGCACCACTCTACGGAGCAACAGGTTTTGGAAGAACAAATGCTGAAGCGAAATACTACGAACAGTTCACGAAGAAATACAAAGAAATCGCATTATGGCATTCCAGATTGGCTAAAGAGGCTATAAATACAAGGAAGATTAGAATACCATCAGGTAGAGAGTTTTCTTTTCCTGATGTTGAGAGGAGAGTAAATGGAACAGTGAGTCATTTTACACAGATAAAAAACTATCCTGTGCAAAGTTTTGCTACTGCAGATATTGTTCCTCTTGTTTTAATGAAGATTGATGAAAGATTATCTACTTGTAAATCTTGTATTGTTAACACAGTGCATGACTCAATTGTTATTGATGTTCATCCTGAGGAACAAGATCAAGTTTTGTTTATAATTAAGTCAATCAATAATGATATGAAAACAATAATAGACAATTATTATGGTATCAATTTTAATGTCCCATTGTTACTTGAAGCGAAGATGGGTGACAACTGGCTTGACACAAAAGAGGTATCGTGATAAAACTATTACTACTTTATAAAGGAGTCATTGATGACAGAATTAGCTAATATTAACACAGATAGCTATGAAAATTTAGCAAGAGCAATGGGCATGGCAACAGATAAGCCAGCCAAGCGTTCTAATACATTGAATAGATTAAGAATTTGGCACTCACCTATTATGGGTAAGGCAGAGATAAATGGTAAACTCTCAAATGTCGAAGTTGTTGAGGGTGGTTGTTATAGACTTGAAATTGTAAAAGAGGATTCCTCCACCTTTTTATTTTCAAAGAATATTACGATCAGACCATTTATGCAGCGATTCATGCTCAAAAGGTATGTCGCTAATCCTAGTGCCAAAGGTGGTGAATCTAAGGGTTCTTTCCACCGAACCATCATGGCAGATAGTCTTAACATGGATTTGAAGGATAACACAGGTCGTTTTAATTGTGGTAAGCCATCAGGTTATGTTCAAGATTTTCAAGCCTTACCAAAAGATATGCAGGATTTAATCAGGCAGATTAAAAGGGTAAGGGTCGTGTTTGGCACAGTGACTTTAGATAGTCCTGTTGACGATAAAGGTATTCTTGTTGAAGATGGAACAGATTTTCCTTTCATCTGGGAAGTTGACAACAAGGATGCTTTTAAAATATTTGGTGATAAGTTTGCAGAGTTTTCTGCTAAGTCTGTATTACCAATTCAACATGCGATACATTTTAATGGCACTAATGCTAATCCTCTGCCAAATGGTAGTAAGTTTTACACACCTATTGCTGAAGTAGATTTCTCTGCAAGTTTCGATATGACAGAAGAAGATCAAAAGTTGTTTAAAGATTTTAATGACTTTGTTAAAAACTTTAACGACTACATCTGCAAAGAATGGGACAATAGAGTTCAGAATAGGCAAGGAGAAGTTAGTAAAGAGGACATACAAGTTGTAGAAGATTTTATTGATATAGAAGATTCTCAGTGATTAAAAATGATCCTTTTAAGGTGCATAATATAAATTATTTATCACCTAGTAGTATAAACACTTATATTACAGACAAGTCTCAGTGGATAATGAGATACCTCTTTGGCATTAAATCCTTTAGTGGTGCTAGTGCTATGAGAGGTATTGCACTTGAGCATGTGTTAGCAGAGAAAGTTGAGAAAGGTTTCTATGACTTTGATATGCTTGACAAAAAATTTGTAGCTTTGTGTGGTGAAGCAGGTATTGATTTAAACGAAGCTAGAACAGAGAAAGAGAGAAAGTCTCTTGAGGGTTATGGTAAAGTATTAGATGAAAAATTTAAATACAAAAAACTTGAGGGATATCAAGAAAAAGTAGAGGTACAGTTAGATGATTTACCCATACCTATTATTGGTTATATTGATTTTTTGTTTGATAATACCATAGTTGATTTGAAGACAACTGCAAGGATACCATCAAAGCCTACAGAATCACAGAAGAGACAGATGGCTTTGTACTCTATGGCATATCCTGATAAGAAGGTAGATTTGTTTTTTGCTAGTTCTAAAGACAGTAAAAAGTTTTCACTAAGAAGTTTATCTGCCTACAAAAAGCAAATAAAAACAGTTGCTTTTACAATACAAAGATTTTTATCTTTAAGTGAGGACAAGCATACTTTAGCACATTATGAGTTCCCAAATACTGACTCTTGGATGTGGTCGGATAAGATGAAAAAAGAAGCAGAGAAGATTTGGTAAAACCACAAAGTGCGAAAGCAAAAGGCAGAAGATTACAACAATGGTTTCGTGACCTTCTTATAAATAAACTAGATATACATCCTGACGATATTGAATCAAGATCAATGGGTGCAGGTGGGGAAGATTTGATAATGGCAAGAGCGGCAAGGAAAAAGTTCCCTTACTCTATTGAATGTAAAAATCAAGAAAAGATAAACATATGGAAGTCTTATTTTCAAGCACAAGAGAATAGTAACGAACACGAACCTATAGTTGTAATTAAACGTAACAATCATAAACCATTGTTATTAGTTGATGCAGAACATTTTATAAATTTACATAACAAAAATGAAAGGAAATAGTTATGAGAAGAAAAGCAAATGCAGTATACATAGAGTTAGTTCCAAAGGCAGAAGGAACATATTGGACTGGAGAGGTGGAGTTAAATATTATCTGTGATCCTAACTCTACATTAGATAAAGAGAGTCAAAAGTCTTTAAATCATTTAGCAGAGTTAATAGCTTGCTCAGTTCCCATCATGGAAGTAGAACCAAGTGTAGCAGTAAAAATGGAGCAGTTTTTAGCTACTTTTGTTAAGAAAAAATTTGACATAAAAAAAGAAAAAGATAATGTTATACATATAGATTTTAAAAGAGAAGATTAATATGGGAATGTACAGAGAAGAATTAAATAGAAAATTTAAAGAAATAGGTGACATGGCTAGAAAACAAGCAAGAGAACAATCTGATCACAAAGAGATTATGGATATGGTTAACCATCCACCACATTACAATCAAGCAGGTATAGAGGCTTTGGATGCAATTTTGGCTGCTACAAATGAAGGCAGTGAGTATTATCTGCAGGGCAATATAATAAAATATATTTGGAGATATAGATATAAAAATGGTGTTGAGGATTTAGAAAAAGCATTATTTTATTTGAAGAGACTAATTAAAGTAAAGAAAGATGATACGAGTTAACGTAATTTTAAATATTAAAGCTGATCCTAATGAATATCCGATACCCTCAGACGGAAATATAGGACAGGAAATAGAAGATTATTTAAAAGATATAATACATGAGGTGGATGGTCTAAAAGTGACTAGCATAAGGGTAAGAATACAGGAGACATAAATGAATAATTATTTACCAACAGATTATCAAAATTTTATAGCTTTATCTCGTTATGCGAGATGGAATGATGAAGAGCAAAGAAGAGAAACTTGGCTTGAAACTGTTGATAGATATTTTGATTACATGGATAATCATCTTAAAACTAAAAATGATTATACAATAACAAAGGCATTAAAAGAAAAAATGACTGATGCTATTGTTTCTCTTAGTGTTATGCCTAGCATGAGAGCGTTGATGACTGCAGGTGTTGCTTTAGACAGATGTCATGTTGCAGGTTATAACTGTAGTTACATACCTGTAGATAGTCCAAGAAGTTTTGATGAATGTATGTATATTCTTATGTGTGGCACAGGTGTTGGATTCTCTGTTGAAAGAGAGAATGTTGATAAGTTACCTGTAGTTAATGAACACTTTGAAAATAGCACTACAGTTATAACAGTTGGAGATAGCAGACCGGGTTGGGCAAGAGCGTTACGTGAACTTATTGCTATGTTATATGTGGGACAAGTTCCATCTTTAGATGTAACACAAGTTAGACCATCAGGTGCAAGATTAAAAACATTTGGTGGTAGAGCGTCAGGTCCTCAACCTTTAGTAGACTTATATCATTTTTGCATAAACATATTTAAGAAGGCATCAGGGAGAAGATTATATCCTATTGAGTGTCACGATATTATGTGCAAGATAGGAGAAGTTGTAGTTGTTGGTGGTGTTAGACGTTCTGCACTTATATCTTTGTCTAATTTAGGTGATGATCAAATGAGACATGCAAAGTCAGGTCAATGGTGGGAGAACGAAGGGCAAAGAGCATTAGCCAATAACTCTGTAGCATTCAAAGGTAAACCTGAGATGGGTACATTCATGAGAGAGTGGACAGCCTTATATGAATCTAAATCAGGAGAGCGTGGCATTTTCAATAGAGAATCAGCCATCAAACAAGCAGCTAAAAATAAAAGAAGAAAATATGCTTTGGTAGAAAAGCCTGTGTTACCTTTAGACTACATACAGTTTGGTTGTAATCCTTGTAGTGAGATTATATTAAGACCTTATCAGTTTTGTAATCTTACAGAGGTCGTATGTAGACAAACAGATGATTTACAAACATTAAAAGATAAAGTTAGAATGGCTACCATATTAGGAACATTCCAATCTACTCTTACAGATTTTAAATATTTACGTAAAGTGTGGAAAGATAACACAGAAGAAGAAAGACTATTAGGAGTTTCCCTAACAGGTATTCTTGATTGTCCTATTCTATCTCCATACGATAAAAATTTAGAAGACACTCTTGAACAATTAAAAGAAGTTGCAATAGAAACAAATAAAAAGGTAGCTAAAGATTTAGGTATACCTCAATCTACTGCTATCACTTGCATTAAACCATCAGGAACTGTTTCTCAGTTAGTCGATAGTGCAAGTGGTATTCATGCTAGACATAATTCGTATTATATTAGAACTGTTCGTGGAGATAATAAAGACCCACTAACACAGTTTATGAAAGAAGCAGGTATACCTATAGAGCCTGATATTACTAAGCCTGACAGTGTTTCTGTTTTTAGTTTTCCCATGAAATCACCAAAAGGTGCTACCACCAGAACTGAGATGACTGCCATAGAACAACTTAATTATTGGCTAACTTTTCAAAGACATTGGTGTGAACACAAACCTTCAGTCACTGTATCTGTAAAAGAGAATGAATGGATGAAAGTTGGTGCATGGGTGTATGATAACTTTGATGAAGTATCAGGAATATCTTTTTTACCTTTCAGTGAACACGCTTACAAACAAGCACCTTATCAAGATATTGATGAAGAAGAATATAATAATTTATTAAATGATATGCCTGAGTCAATTGATTGGAGTAAGTTAAAAGATTTTGAAAAAGAAGATACAACTACAGGAAGTAAAGATTTGGCATGTGTTGCTGGATCGTGTGAGATAGTTGATATAGAAGGAAGATAACTATGAGAGAAATGTTGCTAGGAGCTTTAAAGTCTTATTATGTTGGTAATATAAATAAACATATAGCTAACGTAGAAATATATTTAAGAACATCTGTTGGTATTGGAGAACACTCTGATATACAAGGATCAATAGATAAGGAGCTAGAAGCCATAGACAAATATGATGCTAGATTATCTATGCTTGTAAAATACTTTGAAAGAAAGACTGTAGAAAAAAGTGATAAAGAAGAAAAAAAATCTAAGTAGACAAGAAAGAGGTCTAGGTAAATATGATGCACCTTTGAAGTTGCAATATAATCAGGGCATCACAGGTTTTAGATTTAATAAAAAGAATCCTTTTCCTGCAAAAACTATGCAACATAGGGAGTGGCAAAGAGGTTATAACTTTGCTTATTTTAAACAGGTTGAAAAGAATGAGGCTAGAAAAAGAAGCTAAAGAGTTTATGGAAAAGAAAAATAATACTACTTCAAAAAAATTAGAAGAGATATTTGAGAATGTTAAACTTGTGCAGGGTTTAACAGATATAATTCTAAAAAAGTTAAAGGAGTTAAATGCAAAAAATAACTCCAACGCATGACCTATCTTGGTATTTAAAATGGATAGGTTCTATGTTCATCATGTCAGGGATAATCTGTCGAGCAGTCGGTGTGTTCCCTTTCTACGATTTGATATCCTCCTGCGTAGGCACAGGTTGCTTAACTGGTATGGCTTATCTTTGGCATGATAGAGCATTATTAATGGTTAATGGTGTTGCTTGTGCAGCGTTGATGATGGGAATATTAAGATATGTTGCTACTTAATTATTCCAAACTCTTCACCTATATCTAACAAATCTCCGTAATCATCCATTTCTATATCCTGACCCGGATTTTGTTTTCTCCATTCTCTTTCTATTATCTCTCTGTCCAATCCACGTAATCTAAAAAATCTTGCTCTATTTTTTCTGATTATATCATCGCTTGTGTCCCAATCCTGACTACTTAAAGCATAAGCTAATGCTTCATTTTTGATATTAGCCATTTCTATTTTAAGAGCTTTTTTCTTTTGTGCATCATTATCTAAACTATTATAATCAGAACTATTAATATAATCAGTTAAATATCCCTCTAATGCATAACCTGTGTATAGTCTTGCATCTCTATTTGCTTCAGGGTCTTTTAGTTTTCTTGGTGCTACTTCAACATAATCTAATTTTAATCTGTCTAGTTCTTTTTGTGCAGTATTTCTTGGCTCTTGTGGGGTCAATCCTGTTATCTGTCTGAAAAAAGGCATATGATTTTGTATGCCACCTGATTTGTATGGAGATGTTTGTGCAGGTCTTTCAAAGAATCCGTCACCATCTGCGTGTGCTTCCATTGGAAATGAACGAGTAGCTTGTTTCAATACGTAAGGAATAAACTCAACATCTGTATTGTCGGTCAATAACCTGTAATCAGGATCAACCATAGCATATACATCTTTTAACACTCCTGCACCCACAGTGTATGTGCTAAAATAATTTCCTAAAAATCTAGCTCCCACTTCATTTAATTTAGTTTCATCAGAAAGATTTGACTCTTTAGTTAAAGCAGACACTAATCCATCCATCATGTCTAAACTCACACCTGCTCTACCAAATGCTCCACCTGTTAATGCAGTGGTTAAATCTCTTATACTTATCTTATCTGATACTTTTTCATTATCATGTAGTCTAACCCCAAGTATTCTTTCAAAAAAACCATTAGGTTTTCCTAGTCTGTATAAATAATCTGCTAATGCCGCAAATGCAGTGAAAGGACCTAAGGCTGCTCTAGCATCAAATGTACCATGACCGAATGGATTTTTGTATTGATAAGCACCTGTGGTCTCATCTCCAAACTGTTGTCTCATGCCATAGAGAGCAGTAATCATTCCAAAGCCTGTTATTTGTTTTGCAAATTTATCTGCACCTCTGGCTTTATTTAATATACCAAAAGCGTCAATCATTCCAAATATAGGAGCATGTTCATAAAAAAATCTAAATGCATTTACCATATATCTTGGAAAAGGAACAAATGTTGATCCTAATTGTGTACTAAAGGTATCAATAAAACCTGCTGCAACTTGATTAAATCCACCTTTTCTTCCTCTAAATCTACCTGTTTGATAGGTAAAATCCATTGCTTCTGACATGGCATTTGCTATGGCTTTGTCATCCATTAACTTCATGTTGCCACTAGAAACTAAATCACTTAAATTATTTATTCCGTTTTTCTTAAATACGTCACCTGCATCTATTTTAATTAATTTGTCTATCTCTCTAGAAAATATAGCAGCCTTAAACATGTTGTCACTCATGGTGTTAAATCCGTTGAGCAAAGAAGCAACTCTCATCATTCTGCTATTTTGTGTTCCTATCTTTGATGTTACACTGTTTCCTATATCTCCTAGTGATCTAAACAACTCTGATGCTTTTTCAGAATTACCTAATTTAGGGTCTTTAAACATTTTAACTAATACTGCAGTGTCTTCACTTTGTATTCCTAGAACTAAATCTTTTAAATATGCAGAACTAAGTCCATTTTTTAAATCTGCCACACCTTCTTTGACAGCAAAAGCACCTGCTTGTTTTAATTGATCATCATTAAATATAAAACCTCTCACATATCTTTGAGGTGCTATAACTAAAGTTCTAAGTAAACCCGCGTTTAAATTATTAAAACCATAAACATAATTTCTAAGATACCCGTTTGTAGTGTTTCTTACAGTTGTAGCTAGTTGCACTGTCATTAAACCAATACGTGTCTTATTTAATGCACGTAATCCATCATTGATAGAATTTAAAAAATTACCTCTATCTGCATTTTTAATAATTTCTTCTCTAGCTTGTTCTGTAGTTCTACCTAAAGTATACAGATTTTTATCTACTTCATTTAACTCTTCAAACAATTGTTTAGTCTGAGCTTTTGATATTCTACTTTGCACACCTAACGTTCTACCTGCTTCTGATATCTCTGCTAAATACAATGATCCAAACTCTTGAGCAGTTAGATTATGTTTTTTAAGAATACCTTGAAAGGCATCCATTAACTTACCCTTCATCTCTTCATTAGGTAAAGAAAAACCTCTTGCTATTCTAGAAGTTATTCTCTCTTCTAAATCTTCTTTACTGCCTTTAGTAACACCTGCTCTAGGTCCTATCATATCTATTATTTCTGCACCTGCAGATGATATATTAGCTATAATTTTACTATCTAAGCTAAATAGTGTTCCAACTTCAGGAGCTAAATCTTCTTTTAATTTTTTACCTTTTTCAAGTGACTCTTCTGCAGTTTTTGACAAAGCTACTTTATTTAATTTTGAGTTTAAATCTTTAGTTAACTTTCCTATAGTTCCTTTGTCTTTTAAATTTTTTAAAGTGTGATTTTTAAAAGATGAATGTACTGCTTTTCTATTTTCTTTTAATGCATTTTTTAAATACATTTCTGCAGTATTACCTGCTATTGCTTTCTTTGCACCTGTAAATCCACCTAATAAAGTTCCGGGAAGAAATCCTAACGCACCTGCTAATGCAACATTACTATTGTCAAACTCTCTTTCAGGATCAATTGTAACTCTAGTTTCTTCTTGAGCAGCGGCAGTTCCTGACGCACCTAAAGCGTCTACAACACCTGCACCTATCGCAGTTTTATATCCACCATTTGCAAAGCCTTCTCTTAATGCTTTTAATCTAGAATAATTACCTGCTTTTTTTAATGCTCCTGTTGTTAAATCTTTACCTGCAACTTTAGCACCATTTTTAATTATTTCTTTTATTCCAAACTTTATTCCTTGTTGAGCAGCTAAAGCACCACTCTTTGCAGCACCAAAAGAGAACATTCCTGCATATGTAGATGGAGCAGTAAACACACCACCTAAATAATCTGTCAAAGTTTCCGTTGTATACTCGCTATCTTGCTTATCAAAAGTGTCCATGAGTCTGCCCATTCTAGCTAGACCTTCATCATCACCTTTTGATTTGTAATCTTGTGCCTGATACATATCTCTTACAGCAGTTACCTCATTAACGTTTTGATAACGAAAATGTTCTAAGTATCTGTCGTATATGTCTTCAGGATCATCGGAATAGTAATCTTCTCTATCTGCTAAAAAGGCTCTAGCATCTGATAAAAAATTTACGTTTTGGATTAGATTTTCTCTAGTTAAACCCTCTTGGTCAAACTGAGTATAATCAGCATCTATTTCATACTGCATTTAATTTCTCTATTTTATTAAATTTTTAGCTATATTCATTGCATCATTATAACCTATAGGTGCTCCTTGAGCTTTTCTATTTTGAATTATAAGTTTTACTAATGCATCCATAGCTTTTGTTCTTTTAGGTGTATTTGGTTGTAAACTTTTAATATTAGAAACCAACTGAGATTGACTCATTGTTGATAAATTTCCACTTCCGGGTGGGGGTAAGGGTTTTCTTTTTTTCTCTAGTGCATCGTAATCCTTTTTCTTAAAGAGGTCTTCAGTATCTACAGTATCTAATAAATTATCTACAACTACAATTTTTTTATTTGCACGAATAGCTTTGGATAGTGTTGTAAAAAAATTAACTTCTTTACCTAATATGCCTTTCACAGCAGCATCATTTAAGGTTACCATTATATTATTTACGTAATCTGTGACCAAACCTCTTTTTTCATTTTTTGTACCAATAGTTACATATTCTCCAGAAAAATCAGGTTTTAATTTAGCATCTATATTAAATCGACTTATTATTTCATTAGTAATAAATTTTCTATATTCTTTATTTTCAGAAGTTGTTAAAGGTCCGGGGAGTCTTTTCTCTTTGATTGATCTAACTCTATTAAGTATATTATATTGAGAAGCTAACATGTTTTTAACTCTTGCTTGTGTTTCGTTATCCATGTTTGGATTTTTCTCTATAAAATTTTGAAGTCTTATAATTTCATTAGTTGGATCGCTCTGCATACCCATAATTAATGGATCTACTTTAACTGAAACAGCAGGAGGTAAATTTAAATCACCTTTATTAGGATCAATCCCTCTAGCTCTCATTAATGCACTAGCTCTTGACTCTACTTCATTAGATGTATAATCTTCATCTCCAAAAAATCTCATAATACCTACATCAGCAGTTTTTGTTAAATCTTTAAAATTAGGAATTGTTATAGCAGGAACAGTTGATTTTGTTAATAAATCTGCTGTTAATGGAGTAGAGTGATTTGTTCTTTTACCCATTTGCAAATTTTTTATCGGTGGTGTGCCATCAAAATTAAATGCATTTACTAAATTTTGAGAGTATTTTAAAGCACGATCTAAACCTTGATCGGCTATTAGTCCTTGAGCAGCTACAATTGCCTCAGGATTATCAGCACCTTGCTCTCCACCTAAGTTAGCAATAATCTGATCAACAATCTTTCTGTTTTCTTTATATACTCTGTCAAATTCTTTTTTAGATTCTACTGCACCTTTATAGGATTCTATTACAAGATTATCCACATTGTTTTTAGTTCTTTCGATATCATCAGCAAAACCTTTCTCAAGACCTCTAGCAGTTCCTGTTACTAAACCTTTTGCAAATTCTCCACCAAATAAATTACTAAACAAAGACATTTACGCTCTCCTCGACATTAATCCCATAGGCTCTTCTTGGGGTTGCTCTTCTTGTACCATCTCTTCTGTTTCTGCCATAGGCATATCTTCTTGAGTCATATCTTTTTCTCTTGCCATGTCACTAATAATTCTGTTAGCAACTGTGCCTCTTTCATTTTCCATACCTTCCATACCTGTTTGATATTTAACACCTGCAGAGTCTGCTATTGCCATCATCATTTCAACAAGAATAGGTAACATTAACATTCCAACATCTACTGTGTGCATGCCCTCCATGACACTAGCAAGTTGTATCGTATTTGCCAATGTTGTTAATGGCACACCCATTTCCATAACATCAAATAATTGTGCTTTAAATTGATCTGTTCCCATTCTCTCTGCATAATAATTTGTAGCTTCTTCTACTGTTGTTAATGCAGGAGGAGTCTGCCAAGGTCTAGCTCCTACTTCATGTGTCATTGCCATTCCGGGAATAGGTCTATCAAACGACTGTTCCATCGTCTGTGCCTCCATTCTTTTGTGCTTTGTTTGTGTTTCTAATTTGCATTTGTATTTCTCTTGCTATTATAGCAGGTTGCTTTTTTACATCTGACATTTGTTGAACAGGTGGTCTTGATCTAGACATCATTCCCATGCCTTTTGGCTCAACTTTTGTTTCAGGACTTCCTAGTTTCTCAAATGAATTTAATATTTGTAATGTTGGATTTGTTATCATTTAGGTAAACCTCCAAATAATCCTTTACTTATAGCAGCAGAGCCTAATGTTCCGATTAAATTACCTACTGCAGTTCCTGCCGCAGAACTTGACTGCATTTTTGCAGTTTCCATTTTTACATCTTTACTTATCTCTGCGACTGCTAAAGCGTTTATTCTATCCAACTGATTGTCAGCACTTGTCCACGCCCATTCCATTGTATCACTATAATGTGACCACAAATTGTCATAGGCTTCTTTTGATATATCTAATACTGCATTTGCATTAAGTTCATTAGCTCTGTTTACTGCAACAGTATCTGCAGTAGCGATCTCTCTTCTCCATACTGCATTATTCTGTGCTATGGCTAATTGATTCTGTGCATTAAACTGATCACGTTGATTGTTTATCTCAGCATTAAATCTTTCTACTGTATTCACTTGACCTGCATTAAATTGTGCCTGTGCATTAGCTTGTGTTGCATTAAACTGTGATGCTTGTTGTGCTAAGTTAGAGAAGAACTGATCAACTTGATTTTGTGATGTTGCATTGAATTGATTTGCAGCGTTAGTGGCGGCTTGGTCTGTAAACAACGCTTGTGTTCTTTGTTGTGCTTTAAATAATTCTGTTTGTTGCAAGTTAGTTAAGTTAGCCATATCTTGTTGTAAGAAATTTTGTGCATTCTGAACTGCAGCCTGTTGTCTATTATTTAAATTAGAAGAATCCATATTAGCTAAAGCAGATGCCTCTGCTAACACAAGAGCCTGTCTATTAGACAGATTATTTAAATTCATTGTATTTGTAACACGACTATTTTCTAAAGCTATCTGTTGTTCTGCAGTAAAGTTTTGATTTGCAATATCACTAACTTTTGCAGCATTTTGCACTCTAGCTTGAAAGTCTTGATCAAACTCTATTCCAATAAATTGTGCTCTTTGTTGAGCAGCTAACATTGCTCTTTGTTGTCTATTAGATAAGTTTTGATTTTCGAACTGTGCAAATACACTTGCATCAGCTTGTGCTACAGGTAACGCTGATTCCATTGCAGCTTGAACAAGTGCTTGTCCTGCAATACTAGAAGCACCTAAACCTCTTTGTTGCATAACTGCTTGTACACCTCTAATAGCACCTGCTGCCCATGCAGGTGGATCATTAGCATCAAAGTTCGATGTTAACATTGCAAGTTGTCCTGCTACAGTTGCCTGACTTGTAGGTGTTGCAGTTGCCGCTTCTATTTGTTCAGTAAACTTAGAAGCAGTCTGTGCATTGGCAGAAGGAGATATTAGCTCTCCTTGTTCTATTTGTCTTTGTACAGGATTTTGTAATAACGTAGATTGACCTTGAGCAGCAGTTACATTGCCAACACTTGTTGCTGTTTGTTGTGCCGCTAATACTTTTGCTCTTGGGTCTTCTAATGTTGTTTGTGCTGCCTGAGTTGCAGATAGAGCAGTATCTACTGCGTCAGATGCAGTTTGCACTGCAGTTAAATTAGCATCTTGTGCTTGTTGTAATTGTGTAGTTGTTGTGGGTGCTACTGTTGTAGGCACTGCAACTGTACCTGCTAACTGACCTGTATCACCACCTATAATTTGTTCTTGTGTTACTTGTGTGCCAACAGGTATGGTTGTACCACCTTCAGGTAAAGCAGGTGTTTGTGCTCTGTCTGTAAAAACTTCTCCTATGCCTGTTGTAGGTGTGTAAGTAGTTCCTACAGGAACATCTGCTTGTGGTAACTGTCTAGGACTAGCAGGTTGAGTTGCACCCCCCTCTTGCATCTTAACAACTCCTCCTTTAGCCATTTGTCTAGCCATAGATTCATAGACAATCATTTGTCTTTTCTTTTCAGGGTTCTGTTGTAAGTAGTTATCAAAGTCATCCATTGATCCTTGATAACCCATCTTAGAGGCGATCTTTCTCATGCCCTCAGGCTTAAATCCTACAAATCTTGCCACTATTTAGCTCCAATTAATATCTTATCTAACTTATCTTCTAATCTTTTCATTGCATCCATGATGTCATGCATATCTTCTTTAACATCATCTTTACGTGCATACTCTTCACGAGTCTTGTTTAATAATATCTGTAATCTTTTTACTTCGCCAAACATCTTGTTGAATGCCCAACCGAATGGCACAACGACCATAGTTAGGATGATGTTCCAAAATAACATTGCATCTATTTCCATGTTTACTCGGCATCCTTGATGGTTAGTGTTCCTGCTTTGACTTGTTTTAGTATTTCTGCGTAGTCTTTGTTTTGATTATCTATCGGTACATACATTTCTTTGTTATCAACTACTATTTTAACAGTATCTATATTTCCTGAAATTATATCTTTAATATATTGTGCTGATGTTATATTCATTATATCCTCTAAAGTTCTGCATCACAAGTTATTGCTTGTCCACCACTAGTCTGTGTCCATGAACCATGTCCTGCTGTCCTGCTTACGCCACCTATTATATAAAATCTAAAATTATTATGCCTTATATTACTTCCAACTGCTTGGTCACCTTGGTCTGAAAATCCTGCACCAAAAATATCAAAATCGCTAGAATTTGTAGTTTTTCTTGATACTGTCGGTGCAGCTCTCATATGTGGTAAAAGTTGAACAGGGCAATAAACAGTAGTGGCTGAAAACCACATTCCTGCAAATAAGGCATCGCTTGATGAATCACCACCAAATTCTCTGTAATATCTTTGACATAAAAGCAATTCTTCCCCAAATGACCTATGCTCAAATGGTGTAGCAGTAGAGCCTACTTCCATCTGTACTCCAGTAATTTGCCAAGTTGCACTAGCAGTCGTTATTACTCCATCTTGAGCATGACCACCAAAAAAACTTGCTGTTGAATTGTTTATCCAAGCTCCATTAGAATTAGTACCATCGTATGTTGCACCTGAAGCTAATACCCAATAAACACTCATGCCATTTCCAGTATCGTTATCAATTCCTCCTCCACCTGTATCGGCAGGAAAAGTAACTGTTTTAAATTCCCAAGTGTTAGCAGAATCTATTGTGTACGTTTTATTGTTACTTCTAGCTGTTTGATCAGGTTTATATAAACTTAATCCATAAGTTCCTGTCACAGAGGATTTAACGTAGAAAGAAATAGTCAGTGTTTCTGCATCTGCTGTTCCATATTTTAATTGTTGTAAATCTTGTGCTTCTACATTTTGACGAAAAGCAACAAATTCATCAGTGGCTATAGCACTTTCAGCAGTGCCTGTTGCCCATTTAAAAGAGTTTCTAAAACCATTTGGAGCATCAGAGTCTTGTGTAATAGTTCCATCTAACTCATCTGTATTGTGCATCTGCCACTGCCATCTGTCTAAAGTGTATGCGTTTGTAGTTCCATCGTGAGCAAAAGTAAAACTGGTAGCTCTTTGACTAACTTGCATCGCACCATTAATAAAAATATTCCTTCGCCCACCAATCTGTCCGTTGGTTAAGACTTCACCCATCTTTGCTAATTCTGCTGCTTTACTCATGCTAAGTCTCCGTGTATCGTTACAGAATGTACTGCTGAATCTGCATACGAACCACCTCTTGTAGAACTTCCAACTTGAACTGTGCCTGTGGCAAGGGATGCAATATTAGTAATGTAATCACCTATTGCTGATGCACTCTGTCCTATAGTGCTATGAACAGCATAGTCATTATTATTCATGTCACTGTTAATATTAACTGTGTATCTTCCAGTATCATCATCTGTCATACTTGTTAAGTTAAAGGAGTCATCCACTCCTGTAGTGCCTGTTCCAGATAAAGAAGACCCTGCAAATTGTACCCAAACTTTAGCAGTACCTTGATTAATTACAGATACAGCAGTAGAATTATTGCTACTTGCATCTGTTATTGTATTTACTCTTAATATACTAGCCATTATGCGAGATCTCCATGTATAACCACACCACTATGGTCATTATCTACTTGACTTCCACCATCGTTTCTATGTACAAAATTAATTTCATATACGCTAGTTGTGTTATTTGCACCATCACCACACAAAAAATTGAAATAACTACCAGAGTCACTACCAACACTTGAACCTGAAACAACATAAGCTGCACTATTCATATTATTTGTAAAACCTAGAGTATAATCTCCTGCAGCAACATCTGTCAAAGATGCACTATTGTGGCTATCGGTTATAGCTACTGTTCCTTCACCATTAAAAACACACCAAGATTTAGACAACCCTTGTTGCAGATTAGTTGTTGTACTATTGCCTTCACCTGTAACAAGTATAGAACCTGCTGTGGTTACACCTGTAAATTTATCTACTTTAAGTTCACTTGCCATTATGCTAAGTCTCCGTGTACTACTCCATGACTGTAAGGTCCATCATAATATGTACCATCAACCCACACTGATACTGCTTTAAATTTTTCTGATGTGTGCATCCAAGTACACATCAAAAGAGAGCCAGAATAACCAGTGCCATTACCACCCCCTCCTGTAGCAGCATTATGAGCATTAGACATATTGTTTGTTAAATTTACATCTGCTCCACCTGTGCCAAGGTCTGTTAATGAAGCAATATTAAGACTATTTTCTATAGTATAAGTTGAAGCAGTTTCGTGGTCTACCCATGCTTTTGCTACCCCCTTAATTAAATTCTGTGTGGTTGTACCATCTACATAAGTTGAGTTAGAACCTTTAACTTTAACATTCGTGCCACCACTACCTGCTTTATCTACAATGGTATCTACATTTAATTGACTTGTCATACGATACTCCAATAACCATTAACAGTAACTGTCGCTGATTGTGTTATAGGACCTGCTGATAATCCGTTGGTGCTAGAACTGATTGTTATATCTGCACTTATAGTCTGTCCATTTGTTCTGATAATACTATTGTTGCCTAAGAAGGGATATCTGTCATCTGATTCAGTTTTAGTGTAGGTTTCGTTTACGGAGAACACATCGTAAACAATCATCTCTACATGGTCATTTAAACTTGCACCTTGTACTAATACAACACTTGTACCACTTGTTGCAGTGTAGTCTGTCCCTGCTTTGAGTAACACACCATTCTGATACACATCCATGTACAAACTATCTGTGTAAGTTAGTGTCAAAGAGTTTGCATCACTACCACTGAAAGTTGTTTGACCTGCAGTAGCCTGATATACAAATCTGTTTCTTACCCCATTGGTGGGTGATTTACCTATATATCCCATTACGCTAAATCTCCTAAAATTGCAGTACAAACAACATTATCTGCATTACTTAAACTTTGATCTGGAGAATTGTATGTATATACTGAACTTGTTGTTTCACTATAAAACTGATGTTGGTAGTACGCTTTTATTGCTCCATCACATGAGCCTACAACTGAATATAAAGCATCATTCATATTGTTTGTATAATTTGTAATTGTTACACCTGTGGCATTATCAGTTATACTTCCAACATTAAAACTTCCTTGAATAGTTTGTGTGCTTCTTTGGTCAACATGAACATAAACTTTAGCTAACCCTTGTTGCACAGATGTTGTTACTGCACCACCTTCAGATTTAATTACTGCCTGTTCAGAACTATCTATAGTTAGAAAGGTAGCATTACTAGAATCAGAGATACCAGTATTTAAGCCACCTCTGTTGACTTTAGTTAGAGCCATAGCTTACTCCTTATGCGTATGGACTGTCACCTAATACAGATGTATCCCAAGCTGCCTTGAGCTTTGCAATAGTATCTGCACTTGATATTGCACTTGCTGCAGGTGCATCTCTAAGAGCTTTCTTCTTAGTTACACTAGCTGATTGTGCAGAGGAATCTCCTGCTTCTAATGCTTTCATGTACACTACATCTTCTGCTTCTAGTAGTGGTTTTCTGACTTCTCTAATCTTATCTTGAAAGATTTTCTTAGCTTCAGTCATGTCTTCTGATATGACCTTCTTGTCTGAGTCTACGACCCAAGCACCTCTGAAGTGTCTATCGGAAGGTTTGGTAACTGTAGAAGCATCTACAGTAACACCATTTTTATCTACGATATTTGTTGTTGGCATTGTGTTCTCCTTTATGCTGCCTTATCAGTGGCTATTATATTCTCATCAATCTTCCAAGCGTTTCGCCACTCTCTTGTACTTGGAAGCTGATTCTTTTTACAAATCACTAATCTTGGTTTATTAGCTTTTTGATATTCTCTCCACACTCTTTGTGGTATGTCTTTCATAATTAAATATTCTATTGCTTGTTCTTCTGTCATTGCTTCAACAGGTTTAGTATTGTGTAGCAAATAACCTCTTGTATGTTTCTTAAAGTCAGGCTTTGCTTCATCTTCTGCTAATGCCCAATAGACTTCTACAGGTGGTAGTATGCCACCTTGTAATGCACAAGCCATCCAGTTTGGGTCAGGTACAGTTATTTTAGAACACTCTTCAGGTGCATCAGGGTCTTCCCATACAATGCGATAGTCTGATTGTTTACCTTCTAAGTTTTCTTTTGCCCAACACAATCTGTCCCATAAATGTGTGCCTTGAAACTTTGGTGTTTTTATTGTCATGCTAGTTCTCCAAAAGTTGCGTGTGCAGTGGGCCAATCAATAAATGTTAAGTTTGTTCCTGCATCTCCATACCATGCTTCATATTCACCTGATGACGTGTTACTTGCTTCACATTCGCAAAAATGTCCATCAGAGTTACCTGCAGTTCCACCACTAGGAATATGAACCATAGGAAAGTGAGTGTTTGTTGCAAAGTTATTTGTATAGTTTATACCAAAATCTCCTGTTCCATCATCATCAAGAGAACTCACATTAAAAGATTCACTAATTGATGCGTGATTGCTTGGTGCTCTCATAAATACTTTAGCTACACCATTAAAAATGTAACTTGTATCAATAGACTTCTCTGTATTCGTATTAACTGAATCAGATGTTGTTAATGTATCAAATGCTATTGTTCCGTTTGCCATTATGCTAAGTCTCCGTGCACTATAGTGGCACTATGGTCATTATCTATTTGAGCACTGCCATCGTTTCTATGTACAAAATTAATTTCATATACGCTAGTTGTGTTATTTGCACTATCACCACACAAAAAATTGTAATAACTACCAGAGTCACTACCAACACTTGAGCCACTAACTGCATAAGCTGCACTATTCATATTATTTGTAAAACCTAAAGTGTAATCTCCTACAGCAACATCTGTTAATGATGCACTATTATTGCTATCCGTTATAGCTACTGTTCCTTCACCATCAAAAACGCACCATGCTTTAGCTAACCCTTGTTGTAAGTTCGTTGTGGTAGAACCACCCTCTCCTGTAACAACAATGCTACCTGCTGAAGTTGTACCTGTTAAGGTGTTTGTCTT